CTAGGTCTAACTCGTCTGAAACTCTTTTTACTGCCTCTGCAAATATTTCATCTTCTAATATTTGTTTGGCTCTATTTCCTTTTTGTATTTCTTTTTCTTTTTCCATTACACTCCTGATGTATCATCATAGTAATTATCAGCAGGGTCATTAAATTTAACAAATTTAGTACCACCTCTTCCTGTTCCATAATCAACACCTGTTTGTGTTTGTTGTGAAACAGTAGGTAATGGTGTGCCAGAGGTAAAGGTATAACCTGTATTACCTTGTCCATCATTTGCTACTTGCTGATAAGTGTCTCCGAATACATCAGTCACAGGTTGTCCTTGAACATTTTGTGGAAGTAAACTTTCTATACCACCTGTGTTTGTATTGACATTTTTACTGCCAATATCAAAAAGAGGATTTTTATTTTTATCAAAATTACCTGTAAAATAACCTCTTCTTGTTAATTCATCTTTAATAAAATTTTTACGCATTTCATTTTGTTTACCAAAGAGTAATTGAAACTGTGAAGGCATAAACATATTACTCATTGTAACTTCTGTGCCTTTACTTGGAAGATAACCAAGAGGACTATTTTTTAAAAAACCACTTGTCATGTAATCTAAAAAATCCTCATCACTTGCATTTTTCATATCTTCAATAGACATATAAGGTCTTTCTTCTGCTCGTTCTTCTTCAAAAGATTTTCCATTATCTTGTTGGTATGATGATTGACCAAATTGTTCTATGGGTTGGCATACACCATCAACTAACATATACCCTTCTGGGCAAGGGTCAGTTGGTGTATCTTCTGCGGAAAAATCTAATTGTGGATTTGGATATAACGCATCAGCAGGCAAACCTTGTTCTGTTCGTAAATCAAATTGAGGGTTACGAAATATACCTGTATTTTGTTTAGGTGTAGGGTTTGTTAAATTTTTATCTATTATTTCTTGAGCAATAGTGCTTTGAGGAAAAGGGGTGAAATTAATCATTAATTTAATCCTTGTTCAATAATTTTAGAAGCTAGTTTTTCTTTTTCAATGTTCTCAATATTTTGATCTTTAATAAGTTGAGCCGCTAGTTTCTGTTCATCTAATTGTAATTTTTTATTTTTAATGTCTATGTCTGCCATTGCTTTTTGTTTTTGCATTTCTACTTGTTGTGCCGCTAATTGAATTGCAGGATCGGGTTGTTTTTGTTGAGGTGGTTGTGGGGGTACAGTAGCAGGGTTTACGAAAAACTGACTCGCATCCTTATATCCTGCATTTTCTAAAAATTTCTGTAATGTATTGTAGACATTTTGTGGAGTCACTAATGTACCCATTCCGCCTGCCTGTATTAATTTTTCTTGTACGTTAAGTACCTGTTGTAATACTTGAAGGCGTTGATCTTGATTACCTGTTCCTAATCCTACTTGTACTGTTGCATCGTATCTTGTTGTCCATTCTCTCGGATTCATTGGTACAAAGTTACCACGAAGACGAATGATACGTTCTTGATCTTGATACTCGCAAACAATCGCTAAAATATTTTTAAATATATCTTTTACTCCTTCGGCAAAGTTTCTCGCTATTAATTCAATACGTTGCGTAGAAGCTTGCATCATCTGATTAGTTGATGTTGCTGTTGTATGTGATTTATTAATGGTGTCTGGGTTTAATCCTAAATGTTGTTTTGGTACACCAGATCGTTGTTCTTTTAATTCTTCTATTTTGCCTAACATAGCTAAACCATCATTTAGAAAGTTAGGTGTTTGTAATGGTGTTACTGCATTTGGAGATTTAACTCTCACAATACCACCTGCTCTACTGGTTAGTAGATCATCAAGGTTTGCTTGACCATCAACGACAATCGTTCTTGCGTTGTTTTGGAAATACATATTGTCTAATGTATTTCTAAGGATAGTTGTTTTAACTAACTGTAAGTCAGCAAGTAAATCATAAAACGATAAACCAAAGAAACGGAAAGGCATTGGAATAGCACATACCATCGCAAAAGGAATAAGCGGTATTTCTTCGTTCTCTAATACAACGTAATTGTTATAACCACTACCACCAACAGTAATTTTTCTAAGCTCGGCAATACCATCGCCATCCATGTCAACTTTCATGTAGCACTCGGTAATTTGCACTACACGAAGAGCAGGGTCAACCATGCTTGCATCCATGTCAGTTGTTTCATCATCGTAGCTACGTCTAACGATTGCTTCGCTATTATAAATTTGTTCTTCGGAACTTGGTAAACTTTCTACTTGTTTTCTGTCGTAACCCATGTCGATTAATTCAGAAACCGTTTTCATTACTCGCTGTGCAATAAAATCACAATCTTGTAATGATGTAGCTCTTTTACTAACTAATACTTCCTCTGGTGGTACAGGGTCTATTTGTACTCGGGAATAATCTTGTACTCTTTTAACATCAACATCATACAATGTTTGAGGCATACCCATCATGTCCTCTTCTCTGCTATCAACACCAATAATTTCTACTTCATTATCTATTTGTAATGCTTGGTATTCTGCCTCTGTTAAATTTTTATAACTTTCTTTTTTTTGTTCTTTAGATGTCTTCCAATAAATTTTACAAAAACCATTTTTTTGCAGTAATGCTGTTTTAAACATACTATGCAATATGTGAAAACCATTATTGTCTTTTGTAAAAATATGATTGCAGTAATCAGAAATTTGTTCTGCGTATGGCACATCTTCTGGTTGCGTTGGTTCAAAGTTTACTACCTTGTCTTGCTGTGTAAACATTCGCATAAGGCTCGGGAGGATTGCCTCTACAACTTCTAATAAATCTTGACTAACAACACTAGATCGACCTTCTGTTTCATTACCAATAGGCTCGCCTAAGTAATACTTGATTGCGTCTTTGCGTTGTTCTGCTAATTCACTTGAGTAAAATCCTAAAGAGTTTTGCACCTCCTGTGAGATTAACGTCAATAATTTTGTTTTTGATAATTTTGCCATTAAATAATTCCTAAATGTGGGTACTCAATATCTGTACTCCACTCACTTGATTGATTTTTTCCTACTGCAAAGTACCGAAAGGCATCTGCACTGTGCGATGTCCAATCATGTACGGGTTTGTTTTTTGTTTCTCCTTTATCGGTGGTAGCCCATCTGTACTGACGAAGTGCGTCTAATCCGTCTTTACATTTTTCATGGTCAAACCAACAACGAGCAAGAATCATGCGTACTGCATTAATTCCGTCTTCTATACTTAACTTGGGAACAATAGCTGTTCTAAGTCCTAAACTTTGTGCAGTCTCTAACCTTGATACCCCTGTTCCAATTTCTCGGACATTAGCATCATGCGGTAGATAATGCGTGTCATACACATACCCTTTGTCTTGCAAAGCAGAGGCGTAGTATTCTAAACTCTCTCCACTCTCTTCCAAGTAATCTATAATATGAAAAGCACTACCCTTTTGTTGGACAAACCATATAGCGGTTTTATCTGCCATTCCTAAATCCCAGAATGTATTAACTTTCATACTTTCATCGTAAGGTACTTTTGTAATTCTTTTATCATCATCCGCTTTATTTAATCCTCTTGCATATATTGAACCTATTGCGGAGGAGTCAAAACTACATTCAAATTCTGCCTCGTATATTTCAGGTGGCATTAATGCTTTTGCTTCATTCAATTCTAACTCGGAAATAATGTTTGTCTCCGAAGCTCTAAATGTTTCTGCGTACCAATCGTCTTGATGATTTGCGTGATCGTATAAAGTCCAAAAGGCATTGTGTCCTTGCGGTGTACCAATAGCAATTAAGAAACCTTCTCTATCAGACAAAGCAGGTCGAACAATCTCTGTCCATAACCTCGTTGGCATTTGTGCAACCTCATCTAAAATAACACCATCCATATACAACCCACGAAGACTGTCTGGTCTCTCACATCCTAAAAGCTGTATTCTTCCACCATTTGGTAGATCAGCTCTTAGCTCTGTTTCATGGTACTGTACGTCTGGTAAAACACTTGTATATTCTTTTAAATAATCCCAAGCAGTACGTTTTGCCATTTGGTATGTTGGAGCAATATAGTAGTATCTCGGTCTAGGAAGTCTATTCTCTAAGCACTTCTTTAGTACCTCGTTAATACACAATACAGTTTTGCCAAATCGTCTATGACAGACCAACACATTAAATCGTTGTAACTTATTGTGTACGTCAACTTGATGCGGTCTTGGTTTATACGGAATCGTTATCTTCATTAAGAATGTCTCGTATTTTCGCTACGTCATTGCCTTTTACTTGCCCTCTTCCCATTGTCTCTGGGTAACGGGTTTTCTTCTGCATTAGATCAACCAACTCCTTAAAAGGGTCTTTTGGTTGTTTCTTCTTTACCTTTTTTTTCTTCATATTTAGCTCGTAGTCAAGTTTTTACCTTGTTTGTGTCGAATGATACCAGATGTTGCTATTTTGTTCTCTAGGGGTTTAAAAAAAGCCTTTAGAGAGTTTGTTTTGGGTTAAAATCACTCCCTATTTTTATTTATAACAGTCAATGGGGGTGGGTCTGCCTGTGTTTTGCCTGTATTTGCATTAGTTAGGCAGTATTTAACCCTTATATTGTGCCATTTATTGCTTGTTTGTACATCTATTGTACAGATTTTGTTTGTTTATTGCTTGTTTTTAGCCATTATTAGCCCTTGTTAGCCTGTTTTATAGGAGAATGATGTTAGTATTATAATATTATGTAATAAGCCCTTATAACAAGCCATTTAACCCCATTACTAACTTATACGATCTATTACTATTAATTACTATTTAATATGATTTCGTTACTATTTGGCATTAAAAAAGCCCTCTAATGATAAAGGGCTTAGTATATAGTTGTATATGTTATTTGCTTATAGCGTTTCTAAATGTCTCTTCGTTAAATCTAGGATTATCATTCTCGCAAATTTCTATTACTTCGTTGATCATATCACACAGTATATTGTCAGTATGATTTGAGAAGTTTTTTTCTCCTAGCATTTCTTTTTCTTCGTTGTTGATTGTAATCGCATTTTTAAACATATTAGCTAATTTAATATAATCTTTTCTAGTCATTGGTTTACACTCCATTTGTTAATAGATAAAGCTGTAAAGCAATAAAGGTATAAAGTCAATAGATAAAAATAAAAAAAGCCCTTACTTTTTAAAGGGCTTTATAATTGATTAATTGTCTATTTTAGATTTGCAATCATAACAACCATATTCCCCAGTTTTTTCTATTGGCTCTAATTCTTTGAGAGGTTTAGAAAACTTAAATTGTTTTATATGTTTAGAACTTAAAACATCATCAACAACAGAATATGTATAAGGTTTATTAAAATGAATAAAACTTATCGGATTGACACCTTCTAAGCTACAATTACAAACACAACAATTTTCTTTTTTAAAAAAAGTAATGTTTCCGTCAACAATTTTAAAACTATCAAATTTATATAATAAAGGAAAAGTTTTATTAAAATTTGTTGAATTAAACTTA